TATATTTTTATAACGAATCATTGAAATAAATATGTCTAAATTTCTGCATATATTCGTCTTTTAAAATATGTGTTTTTAAATAATGTTCTGTCATTTTATCTTCTAACATATGAACAATGAAAAAAATTGAGTAAATACCACATTCTGTATTTCCGTATTGGTGTTCAATACCTTGATTACTATCAACCTTAAAATTTATTTTTGGATTAATATTCAAACCTTGATCTTTAATCCTATTAATTAAATTTTCAATTTCTTTGGGCGCTGGGTCTCCTGTACTATCAAAGAAAAATATTTTACCCTTTCTAATATTAATAAACATTGATATCCAATGTTGACCTGGTTTATTATGAGGATCAGTATTAAAAATAATTCCTATTTTAGTTTTACCTTGTTTGATTAATTTTTCTAGATTAAAATTACACAATTCTTCCCAAACGCATTCTCCGTATAATTTCTTTGTATCAAAATCAATGGGAGATGGACCAATAAAATCAAACTCCTTATAAGCTTTCTCATATTGTTTCATAACCTTCATAATATCTGTACTGGATAACCATTCATTTGGATTTTTTTTCCATTCTGCAGGTGATTCCGGAGCAAAAGAATCTGTCAACTCGCTTTCAAGTTGTCCAAACGCACCTTTTTGTCGTAACCAACACGCTTCATTATTACATATATCTTTTAAATATTCACTTAATTTTTTATGAATTTCTTTTGGAGAATTTGAATTTATTTTTACATCAGGATGTCTGGCATTCCAACGGTCCCTTAATTGAATAAGTGATTTATTCGTATAACAAGTAAATTCATTCAACTCGTCTTTACTTTTTGGACTGCAGTTTATTTTTTTAATAGTTTTGTTTTTACCTGAACCACGTTTTACTCTATTATTTGCTGTTTTATTTTTGGATTTATTCTTTATAATTGTTTTTTTATTTCTTTGTCTTTTGAGTGTCTTCATAAATAATAGTGATATTCTTTTTTTTCTCAATGTCTTTTATTCCCTTATTTTTTAATTCTGGACTCATAATATCAACTTCTCTCGATTTTGGAAAAATAACATTATCTGCTTTTTTATTTCCTTTTCGTTTAATATATTTATCTAAAGTTGGTAGATCCATTTTAACCGAACGCATGATTATTTTGTCTGCTTCCATAGAATTTCCAGATATGTCTATATTATCGTTTCTACATATTTCGTCAGGAAATTCCACGTCTTTATATTCCTCTTGTAATAAGTCATTATTGTCGACAATTTTGAAATAGTGTATAGCTGATTTAATAAATGTATCATATGCATATTTAACATCAGGTGACAATTCTTTCGGAGTATTATTAGTTATTAATTCCTTAAATAAATTGAAAATACGTTTTCTATAAAATTGGAATTCTTCTTTATTTATTTGTTTTTCTCTCTGTTTCATTACATGTTTTCCCATAGTTTCCTTGTTTAAAAGACAATCTAACGTTATCTGATCAACCAATGATTGAGACATATAATAAAATCATAAATTTAATTTTATATTTATCCTTGTTTTCATTTTAACAATTCTGTTTTGTTATATCCTTAACTTGACATCTTGTACTATTGAAAAATATAGATGTCCCACATATACTATCTGATGGATTTGGATTAAATGAATCAAATGTTTCACTCCTAAATAACATTTCATGTGGATTTGGTTGTGATGTAGGTTGAAATTTATATGTATATAAATCACTATTTGAGCTAGGAACATATGTTGCTTGACTACATTTTTGCAGAGCATATATTTGGTTTCTTAATTCAGATTCAGTATTAATATTTGACGCAAAACCAGACCATGGTGATTGCGTGTTTCCTGGGTTAAATACTTGATGAACATTATATGTTGGTAATTGTGCGAATGGAACATTTATCGGTTTTCTAGGGTCTACAATAGGAAAATAAGAATACTTTGTCATTACCGGTCTCACATCTAAATATGGTTGCAGTAGTTGCGATGGAATATTTCTATCATATATACGATTATTTGTTTGTCTATGAATTTCCGATACAGGTTCTTGAGCCATTTGATATATTTATATATTATTATTTTTTATAAAAAGCTTAAAGCCTAAACCATTATTTTAATATTATATGTGTGGAATTTTTGCTTTACTAAATTCAAATGTTCATTCACAAATTAATATGGGTATGATTGCAGAGGTATTTCAAAGAGGTAAAAATAGAGGACCTGAAACTTCTAAATTAGTTTCTTATTCTAATCAAGAGATAGTTTTAGGTTTTCACCGCTTAGCCATTAATGGACTAAATGAAGAAGCTAACCAACCACTTATTTTAAATGGAGTAGAGTTAATATGTAATGGAGAAATATATAATTATAAGAATTTATATAAATCTATGAATGTTACACCTAACACTGATTCAGATTGCGAAGTTATAATTCATTTATATTTAAAATATGGTATTGAACAAACATTGGTTATGCTTGATGGTGAATTTGCGTTTATTCTATATGATAGAAAAGAAAGCAAAATATTTGCAGCAAGAGACCCTTATGGAGTAAGACCTTTGTACAAACTTAGTAAAAATAGTAATACTTCTTCTGATAATATTAATTCTGATTTTACTTGTGTAGAAGGTTTTGCTTCTGAACTTAAAATGCTTGAACCATTTTATAATTTGGACCCGGAAAAATCTTATGTAAATCAGTTTCAACCAGGAACTTATTCTGTCTTTACATATAACTCTGATAAACAGTGGTTCTCTTCTATAAATAATCTGGCTTATTTTATTCCTACATTTCCTAATAGTGAAATTGTACATATTTTAACTATAACAAGTACAAAGGAATACAAAGATGTATTATATTCCAGAATTACATCTGCATTATCTGGTGCTGTTCTTAAACGATGTCAAACTACTGAACGCCCAGTTGCATGTTTATTGAGTGGAGGACTTGATAGTAGTTTGGTTGCTGCTTTGGTAAGTGAATATTTTAAAACCTTTAAAAGTACAGCAGAACGTGTTGAAACTTATAGTATTGGGCTTGAAAATTCGGAAGATATTAAATATGCACGAATAGTTGCTGATTATATCGGATCAAAACACACCGAAATTATTGTCACTGAAAAACAAATGTTTGACGCTATTCCAGAGGTAATTAAAGCGATTGAAAGCTATGATACAACTACAGTGAGAGCAAGTATTGGAAATTATTTAATCGGAAAATATATTGCTGCTAATTCTCAGGCAAAGGTGATTTTTAATGGTGACGGTTCGGATGAATTATTTGGTGGTTATTTATATATGAATAAATGCCCTGATGATATTGAGTTTGATAAGGAAACACGGCGATTATTAAAAGATATTCATATATTTGATGTTTTACGATGTGACAAATCCATTTCATCGAACGGTCTAGAACCGCGTACAGCATTTTTAGACAGGAACTTTGTCAATATTGTTTTATCCATCCATCCATATTTTCGTAATCATAAAAATTATTTTCAACAATTAGAAAAATATTTGTTACGTAATAGCTTTAAAAAAGAATTTTATACAGATTGTCTTGGCAGACAAATTTTGCCAGATGAAATATTATGGAGAAGAAAAGAAGCATTTAGTGATGGGGTCAGTTCACATGGGCGTTCATTATTTACTATTTTACAAGAATTTATAGCTAAACACTATGGTGAAGTAGAACCAATGCCTAATAAACCATGTATCGAGTTAGAAAAAAGATATTACAAGGAAATTTTTGACAAGGAATATCCAAACTGTTCACATATTTTGCCTTATTATTGGATGCCAAAATATACTAACGCAAGTGATCCTAGTGCTAGAACTTTAGATTTATATAAATAATGTAATATATAATTAAATTTAATTAATATTTACTTGTAAATATATACCTTTTATCTTGTATTAATATATGATTAAATCCCAACTCCATCGATTGCAGGAAATATTATTTAATATTTTTATTGTCGTCTCTTATTCTCTAATTATTTTTTCTTTTCTTGGCTTATCTCAATCAGCCGAACAATATTTGCAATCTTTAGATTATTATGTTAGAATATATATTTGCTTATTTTTGATATGGAGATTTAATCCTTTTAGAAGTAGTTATGAATTCACTGATTTAGACCGTAAAATAGCATTTAGTGGTGGTCTATTAATCTTAACAACGTCAGCATTAAATGAATATTTAACTGATATTAAGAATGTTATTAAACAAACTTTTTAAGAGTTTTATTTTTTTTATTACATCTATTTTTAATAGTTCTATTTTTTGTAGACTGATTAAAAAATGCTTGTAAATGTGAGATTATATGTTTTCCAAGCACTTTGTCAACTTCATATTCTTTTTCATCCTTTGAAATCACCTTGTAGTTATATAATTTTATATGTTCCATCATAAAGCTATTGAAATCAGTTTCAAGACCCAATATTTTTTTTCCTATTTCTGATCCTGAAAAGTGTTCTAACATATATTCGAATGGCAAGTCATAGTAATAAGGTTTAATATTTATATAATAGATGTTATTGTGTGCCATATCTGGAAAAAAATTATCATCCATAAAACAAATTTCGGCGTCAATTGGTATTTTAGTACATTTAATTAAATCTTTATGTGTTTTATCTTGACTGGTTCTACATATTTCTACACGTTTACCATTTATTTTAAATGCTGCAATAATCTGATCTACTAATTTGTAATTAATTTTGTTTTCAAAATATTTTATTATATGTTGTGCCCATTCACGAGGACCACTGTTATTTGTATAGATCATCATTTTATGGCAAGAATTCATTTTTTTTTTTCTCTTTAAGTATGTTAAAATATTTATTATATTTGGTCTAAGAAATTCTGGAAATAAATCAAGTATCTGATTAAAGTCACTTTGGGTTAGATGATTTTTATTTTTAATTTTTAAATAATTCGATAAGCTATCCCAAAATATGCTATATTGAGTAAAATAGCCAAGTGTTTCATCTAAATCAAATACTACTACTTTCATAACTAATATATATTGAGAAATTATTTTTAATTATCCGTAATATAGTGTAGTATAGTGTAGTATAATGTAAATTAATTATTTTGAATTTAATAATTTTTGTGAATAGATATTTAATTATTTTATTTGTAAAATATATACATCCATGTCCGAACTTACAAATAGTGATTATAAGAAAATTTTAGAGTTTTATAATAAACCTATACCTAAATCTAAGCGCTTGTTAAAGGTACAAGCGGAAAAACTACTCGTCAGCAAATTATGCCGTTGTATTAAAAAAGTGGACAAAGAAAATGAAGCTCGTGCAATTGGTATATGTACAAAAACAATCATTAATAGTAAGGGACTTATACGTGGAAAATTCACATGTAAAAAAAGACAAGAAATTAATCTTAAAAAGAAAAATAATATGACAAGAAAAAGTAGAAAATAATTATATCAAACTATAATAAGATGAAATATGTTGATATAATTATTATTGGAAGTGGTATGTCTGGACTATACAGTGCATTTCACATTAAACAGTTCTCTCCAGGTACTTCTTTTTTAATTTTAGAAAAACATAAAAAAACATGGATTGGTGGTAGAACCAGTAATGAAATGTTTTACGGAACTGAAATTGTTACTGGTGCAGGAATTGGAAGAAAATCTAAGGACAAATTATTGCATAAATTGCTGACATACTTTAAATTAACTTCACCAGAATATATTGTTAACCCATATAAGTCTAGATTAGTACATTCTGTCGATATTAATAAAGTTATGGATCATTTAAGAAAAGAATATAAAACATTTGAGAAAGACAGACCTGTAACATTTAAGCAGTTTGCTACTAAAATTCTTGGAGAGAAAAATTATAATAATTTCATTATTTCTGCTGGGTACACTGACTATGAAAATGAAGATGCATTTGAAACATTATACTATTATGGAATGGAAGATAATGCTTGCTGTTGGAAAGCATTTCATGTTCCTTGGCGAAAACTTGTATTGAAATTATACCATCATATTGGGGCTGAACATTTTAAATTTTCTTCTAAAGTACTTGGTATTACTAAGACACAGGAGAACCCGTGTAGATTTTCAATTGACACTGAAAATGGGACCAAATATGTGTGTAATAAGGTGATTATTGCATCTACTATTTATACTGTGAGAAAGTTGTTACCATCTTATCCTATTTATAATGATATTGAAGGGCAACCTTTTTTGCGTTTGTATGCAAAATTTACCAAAAGTTCAATCCCTATTTTAAAAGAATATATAAAAGGTTTTACATTTGTACCTGGGCCTTTACAGCGAATTATTCCGATGGATCCTGATAATGGAGTTTATATGATTGCTTATAATGATAATAATAATGCAATTGCACTTAAAAATAATCTACAAAATACGCAATCTAATAGGCATTTATATGAAAGACTTTTAGAAATGTCTTTGGGTATACCTGAAAATTCGCTGCATATTATTGCTATTAAGGATTATTATTGGCCTATTGGTACACATTATTACAAACCATTAAATAAAGACCTGTATAGTTCAAGAGAAAAATTTATAGATAAAGCTCAACACCCAGAGGAAGGTATTTTAGTTGTAGGAGAAGCAGTAAGTCGCAATCAGGGTTGGACACTTGGTGCTTTAGAGAGCGTAAAAGCTGTTGTCACTAAACAATGGGTTAAAAAAGAGTGTTAGACCAATTTACACCCTTGAAGATTTTAAATGGAATAGAAATAACTTAAATAACTTAAATAAATTATTTTATTAAATATATAATGGATTATCGTTTTGGACCAAATAAACCCAAATTCACAGGAAGTGATAAAGAATGGAATAAATTAAAACAAGAAATCGCTTGGTGGAATGAAGAGACATCTAATTATCCTTTTGTTACTGTAATCTGCCCTCATTGTGGAACAAAAAATATACACAAAGATGATGGATTAGATACCCATAGAGAGTGTCATTTGATGTTAGATAAGAAAGGTAAAAAAATATATTATGATTGTCCTGGTTACTATATATGTAGATATATCAATACACCAAGATAGTGCCATTTTAAATGGTGTAAAATAAAATTATATAATATTTATATTACAATATAATGTAAATATTATTCTAATCTATACTATTTCCATATTATTTTCTAGAAGTCCAGGCATATTATATTTATGTTTTATAAAATCATCTACTATTTCAAAACAACCTTCAACCCAACCTTGATTTAAAGTAATATCATTATTTAAATAACAAATATTGTCATTTATATTAATCAAATCTTGAATTATTGAATTAGTTGATTGTTCAAAATTACCAGATTTCCACAAAGTCATTCCATTTTTCCAATAAGTCCAAGAAATACCATCAGGAAATGGTATATTTATATTATAATTTTGAAAAAATTGATTTAACATATCAATTAATGTATTTACCATATTCATTGTTTGATCATTTACTGGAATAAAATCAATTTGGTTTTCATATGGAATAAAATTAGACCAAAATAAGCCTTGATTTGCTGCTGCATATATCATTAAAGTATTATTATTGTAAAACCATAACTGACCAAGATTTAAATCAGTTGTGCATCTTCCGCCAAAAAACCCAAGTTCATTCCACCAATTGTTTTTATAATGTAAAAAAATTTTAAACAGAACAAACTCTCTTATATTTTTAGATATAGAATAAGTAAATTTATTACTAAATCCTTGAATATTACATATAACATCTGTTGGTGTGCATATATATAATTTTTTTGTAGTAATATGGAAATTTTGTTTAGTATTTATGTCACATGCATAAACAGAGACTTTATTATAATTACTTTCTTTAAATTTATAAAAGTTAGTATTGTTAATAATTAAGTTATTTTGATCTGTCTTATTTGAAGATAATTCATTAAATGAAATTTTTTTGAAATTATTCATTAGTTTAATAGGTATTTGCTGATATCCATGTTTAACAAAATGTTGTTGTTCAGATGGTTTTTTTGATTTGCTATTAAGGCTCATTTCTTCAATAGCACAGCATAAAAATTGTTCATCTTTATCAAACATATTTCCATATCCACTAATATCTAAATATCTTTTCCAATTATCACTTGAAATAGGTACAAGTCCATTATTAGTTACTTCATGTTTAAAATTAAGTGCTGTAAGATTTATATAATTATATAATTGTTTTTTATATTTAATCATATCTTTACTATCAATATTAAACCCTAAATTTTTAAATACATGAGTTATATTTTCTTTAAGTATAGCTCCAACATCTTCATTTTTTTCATATTCTTTTAAATGATATACAGTATCCGTTTCAGGAAAAAGATTATCATTTCTAAAAGTACGTTGTCTTGCATAGAATAAATTATTATCACTAATAAATGGAACAAGTACTGTTTCTAAATTTAACTCATTTACCATCTTATTAACACATGGATGTATATTTGGAAAAAATCGCATTCCACCATGTTCATCTGCTATTTCTAATGGATTTTCAGATGAATTTGATTTATGATTTACTGACAAGAGCCTACCACCAATGCGATCATTTTTTTCTAGAACAAGTATTTTTTGATTTGGAAATTGAGTAGATAATCTATTTGAAAGATATGCTCCAGTGACACCAGCACCAATAATAACAATATCAAATTCTTGACTAATATTTGTAATTTGATATAAATTTTGATAAATATAGAAAATTATTACAGCTAAAATTATGAAAATTATGAAAAGTATAAAAATCATTAAATAATCATTTTTTTTCATGTTATTTTATTATAAATATTATAAATATTATATATATTATTATTTTATAATTTTTATAATTGACTTGTTATTTAAACAAATAATACAGATGATATCCAATTGATGCGAACCCCAACATTAATAATATTTCAAAGAATTTTCTCGTAGTCTTCTCTCCATTATAACCAATATATATTAATAAAGGTCCGATAATATAGACGTGAATTAGGTTCACCCATATAGATTTACCAGTATTAAATATTTTGTATAGATGATAAAATATAATTAAAAATCCCAAAAATAATAGTATACTAAATAAGGGTTTATATATTTTTTCTCTATTAATGCCAACATAAAGAAATAGGGTTCCAACTATTAAAACGTGAAATAAATGAACAAATGCGTCGTAATCCATTATATTAATTAATTATATTATTTTCTATAATTATTTTATGAAGGGTTTTAAGTACGAAAATACAGAAACAGTTCTCCAAAAAGGAGGAAAAATTGTGCGTAATGTAACTATTAAGAAGGGTAGAGGTTATAAAAGTATCACAAAATACCATAATGGAAAAAAATTTTCTAGTGTAAAAAAACCAATACATAAGAGTGATATTGAATTAATCAAAAAAGGTGTCTTTATACCTGGACTATTTCAGGACTGTAAAAATTGCAAAACAAAAAAGAGAAAAGCAGGCGGTTTCGATATAGAAATGGGACCTGAAATTAAACCAATTAAACCGTATCCTGTCCCTCCAGATCCACAGAGATTTAAAAAATATGATGAACAATTTAGATCACGACCAGCATCACCCGAGGAAGCAGTTAGTTTATTTTCTGGTCCAACACCAGAGGCTAGAGAGGCTTTAGAGAGAAGAAAAATGGGATTGGAAGACCCAAGGGATGTTAATCCATTTGAACAAGAATTAAAGATTTTTAGAGGTGGCAGAAGAAGTATAAGACGAATATCGTTTTAACTTGAAAGATGATCAAGTGCTGATAATAAAACCAATTCTTGATCTGTTAACTTTTGGAATATAAGATTTTTATCCATAGAAATTCGAAAATGTCGAACAGGAAATCCAAAATTTTTACAAATGCAAAATACACCATCGTCCGTTATTTTCATTTCACAGAATATAGCCCCTTTAGTTAGTTGAATATTTGTTGGGTCTTCAATTGGTATCCATCTTAAAAATGTACCATATTTTAATTCATTCATCTCGTCAACATATTTATAATCCTTTAATTTATTAAATATATCAATTAATTCTTTTTTTGGTAATTCAAGCTCCTTTAAAATTTTTAAATTCATTTCTCTTATTTTCTTTGTCGTAAAGTTCATTAATGTTTCATTTGATTCATCATCTAAAGCTTTTAATAATTTATTAGTATCCATTATTATTACTTTACATAAATAAATTTTTATATTATTTATGTAAATTTACTTATTTACCAAGATTTACTTATTTACCAAGATTTACTTATTTACCAAGAACCCCAGCTTCCGCTACCACCTAAAACAGCATTTGCAGCCATTGGTTCACCACCAAAACCTTCTTGTAATCCAGGAGTTGATGCGCCTACTAATTGTGTTGTATCCTGTCGATACATTGCATCATAGTTTGGTAATTGCTGTGGTTGCATAGTATTTTGTGGTGGTTGTACAGTGTTCATATTTGGCAATGAACTTATTGATGTTCCATCACTGTAGCCACCCATTTGTTGTTGCTGTTGTCCAGAAATTGGTTGAGATACTTTCACATTTCCATTGCCATTTTTACCACCTTTCTTTTTAGTATCAGGTTTTCCGTCCCATAATTCAGTTAGTCGATCGACTAAAATAGATACCTTCTCTCCAAGTTTTGTTTGTAAACTCAATGTAATCATTAAAATTGCTAAAATTATATACACTATGTGGAATTCTGGATATTTTACACCACTATATGTAGGAATAAATGTTATAATTCTGTGTATAATCAATAAACCTATAAACATGACAATAACTTGTATTACTATTTCTGCTGAAACTTCTAAACTACTTTTCTTATCATCTGCTTCAGGGACATATCTTTGCATTGTCTTATTCAAAATTACAATTGGAATTAATGCTATAAGAGAGTATTGAAGTATATTTAATATTTCAGATTTTGAATCATCATCAAAATTGAAAACGTGCTTAAAGAAACTTTTTGATTCGTCGGAGTTATCCATATCCCTATAGGGTATATTTAGAAATAAAAATAATAAATTTGTTTTTACTATATTAAAAGTATTAAAGGTTATTCTAAATATTATTAAATAATGGAACATATTGCGGAAGAATATGCTAATAGTCTTGCTAATCAAGACTTTAAACGCAATAAAATATGTGGAAATTTTAAACTAGTTTCTGTTGATGAAAAAAAAAAGGAACACCAATTGAGTGAATTGTATGGAACATCTAAAATTTCAGAAAATATTTTTAATAATATTAAAAAGTTTCAACATGAAGAATATCAATATCTTAATTTATTGGAAAATATTTTAGAAAATGGCATTTGGGAAGAAGGTAGAAATGGTAAAACTAAAAGTATTTTTGGGAACTCTATGCGTTTCTCTCTAAAGGATGGCAAAATTCCTATTTTGACAACAAAGAAAACTGCTTGGAAGACTTGTCTAAAGGAACTATTGTGGTTTATTCGTGGCGAAACGGATAACAGATTATTGAAAGAACAAGGTGTCCATATTTGGGATGCGAATGCTTCGAGAGAATTTTTGGATAGTAGAGGGCTTACTTTAACTCGCGAGGATTTAATCGGGGCTGGATATGGGTATCAATGGAGATTTTTCAATGCGAATTATAACTGTTTTACTGGTAAACGATTGTTAGATGATGATCCTAACGATGTTCATAGGGAGAGAAAAGAATTTAAAGGTGTAGATCAATTACAGCAAATTATTGAAGTTTTAAAAGATCCTAACCAACGTAGCAGTCGACGCTTGATAATGAGTGCTTGGAATCCTGCACAGTTAGATCAAATGGCACTTCCTCCTTGTCATATTTTGTGTCAATTCAGTGTTAAAAATGGTGACGAATTATCGTGTGCCATGTATCAACGCAGTAACGACGAAGCATGCGGGACGAGCTTCAATATCGCATCCTATAGTTTCCTTACGCATTTGCTAGCAAAACACTGTGGACTAAAAGCTAATGAATTTGTTTATTTTAAAGGCGATTGTCATATTTATGAAGACCATATTGAAGGTATAAAAACTCAATTAACAAGAGAACCTTATCCTTTTCCAACTGTTTCTATTAAACAAATTAGAGAGAATATAAATGATTATCAAGTGGAAGATTTTAAGATTCACAATTATCAACATCACCCACAGATAAAATTTCAGATGGTTGCGTAGATATATCACCATTTATATATTTATAACCGTTAAACTTAGGATTTTTTGAATTAAGACGCCATAAAATAGTTGGCGTTGGTTTATTAAGTTCTCTTGATGCTTCTGTTATAGAATTATAACAAATACCATCTATGGATACTTTTATTGTATTTGGAGGAAGTCTACCTTTATTTTTTTCTTTAATTTTTTGTATTGTTTCTTCTGAATGATGTTTACCAAAAAATGGATTTTTATCTCCAATTCTTAATTTTGCAATTTCTGACAATTTTTGTTTCGTTTCTTCAGAAGTTTTTTTGCCTTTACAATATGTTTTTCCTTTATTAATTTCTGAAAGTTTTTTCTTAACTTCTTCTGTATGAGTTTTTCCATACATACCATTTTTTTCTCCAGATTTACCATATTTTTGACTTCTTTCTTCTGGTGTCATTTTACTTATAATTTCCAAAAGAGTGTTAGATATTTTTTCTCTAATTTTTTCCTTATCAGGATGATGTGTCATTAAGTCGCCGCCACTATTGTTATAATTTAAGTTATATAGCATATCACGAATACTTAAATCGCTTAAATATTGTAATTCAATTTCTTTAGCTTGTTCTTGTGTATCACATATATTAATTATATCATATTTGAATTTATCTTCGCCATCTAAATTATAAGCTCTTTGTAAAAATATATTATCGTGACAATTTTGTTTCAATTTTCTACGATGAGCACAAAATCTCCTATAAATATTAGTTGAATATCCTATATAATATCTACCGGATAATATATTAGTTATTTTATAAACTCCAATAACTGGTTGTTTATATTCCATTTTATATATACTAAATATACTATTTATATAGTTTTCTCGGAAAAATATATAAATTCTAAATATTTTGATTTTCTAATTTTTCTTTTGCCAATTTTGCTTTTTTATTTAAATATGCTGTTCTAGCCCATCTTTTTTTTTGTTCTTCTGTTGGTTTATGTATTTGTCTATATTCTTTTGTTTTTTGTTTGATTTCCTCTTTGTTATTTTCATAATACGCTTTCTTGCTTTGAGGCGCAGTATATTTTTTAAGATGTTCTTTAGTTTCTTCTAATTCTTTGATTAATTTTTCATTTTGTTCCCTCAATAATTTGTTTTCATTAACAAGTTCTTCGTTATTCATTAAGGTAATATAATATTTTATTTTTATATAATTTTATGCTATAATATTTCAAATTCCTATAGTTTCAAGTAAATAATTACAAACACCATGAAGCTATTAAAGTTGCAATGATTGCTTAATTTATTTTCTATTTTTTCTTGTTTTTCTCTTACCTCCACTACTAGCTGTTAATTCTGGGAACCTATAAGATACAAAACATATGGATGTTAAAACTGTTCCGTGATGGTCTTTAACATCTAAGTTGTCATATACGAAAATTTTCCCTGGATGATATTTGTAACCTTTATCTGTTATATTATCTTTGTATAATTTTGACCCACCCTCTGTTCTTCCGAAATTTCTGCGTTCAATTATACCATCAATAGATCCTTCTAATGATCTTTCAGCTTCTTCTTTTGTTCCGCTTCCTGAATATTCACACGCAAATCCACCTAGGAACTTACCATTTGGATCATAAACATCTGTTGTCATAACTGCAGCACTAATAAAATCACCTTTCTCTCCATTTCTTTGAGCTTTAATGCATTCTAATACTTCTCCCCATTGA